GCGGAATTGGTAGACGCGCTGGGTTTAGGTTCCAGTAGATTAATCTGTGAAGGTTCAAGTCCTTTCATCGACACTTGACAATCAGACTTAAATAGTTTATGATTGTCTTATTGCGAAAGTAACTCAACGGTAGAGTCCCTGCCTTCCAAGCAGGTTGTTGCGAGTTCGAATCTCGTCTTTCGCTCTTGGTACTCGTTAGGCAGATAGCCTAGAAGGAGACCAAAGGAAGTTAAGTCAAAGAATCGAGACAAGCAGACAATGCCCCTTGAACTGGTGTAAGTCCAGTAACTTCCTATATTGCCTTATAGCTCAATTGGCAGAGCACGGAGCTGTTAACTCTGGGGTTCTTGGTTCGAGTCCAAGTGGGGCAGTTGGAAGTGATCCTGCGATAACCTCAAGAGCTCTCCTTCCACTAAAACCTAGAATATTTCTAGGTCAGGGGGATGGCCTCCCCTGTTTCGGGCGAATAACTCAGTGGTAGCAGTGTCTCTTTTACACGGAGAAAGACGGGGGTTCGAATCCCTCTTCGCCCACTTGATAAATAAAAATAAAAAGAGTATAATGGAAAAACTTTATAAACTCTTGAGTGATGCTCAGTCATCACTTTTTGTTTTATTCCATAAAACTTGGGCATTTCATTGGAATGTTGTAGGTGAAGATTTCACTCAACTTCATCAACTCTTTGGTGGTCAGTATGAAACTATGTTTGAAGAGATCGATCGTCTCTCAGAACATATGCGTTATTTGAATGTTAAACCTCTCAGTTCTCTCTCCAGAATGCTTGAGGTGACTCAAATCAAAGAGGCAGCAAGTTCAACTGGAGCAAAAGAAATGCTTCAAGAACTTCTTGATAATAACACCAAGTTTTGTGAATTGATGGCAGAAATTTCGGAAGAATCTGAAAAAGAGAAGCAATATGCAACTGCTAACTTGGTTCAAGATCTAATGGAATCTCATGGTAAATTTGTTTGGATGTTAAGATCGCACTTACAATGAATAGGATAAAGAACAATGATTTCAATAAGATGCAAAGATTGTAATAAAGAATTAACAGGACACCCATCAAAAACAGTAACGTGTGGTTGTCCTAATATGGCAACAATTCGTGGAGATAAAGTTTCAGCAGTTGACTTATCTCGCATTGTTATGTTAAACTCATTAAAAGAAAATTCAAAAACAAACGTGTTGACCTCCCAAGATATTGCTTGGCAAGAAGCACGTAGACAACGTAAAGTTCGTCGTTTGGATTTTGAAATCCGTTAGTATTCATGCTGTAATACTTTTATAAGTGTTCAAGACATAATACTCATTTGGAAAGGTGACCGAGTGGTTTAAGGTAGCAGTCTTGAAAACTGCCGTGTTAATAGCACCGTGGGTTCGAATCCCACCCTTTCCGTTTAGAAAAGTTACAAATTTAATATTTCCTTAAACAGTGTTACGATATGAACACAAAAAATTGACTTTGAAACCCTTGTGATTAGTATATAGTAGTATCACAAGGATAAACCTATGGATCAACACACCTACAATAATTGGGTGAAGATCAAGGCAACTTTTGAAGCCTCTGGCAACACTGACAATATGTTTTATTATAGAGCATGTGAAATTGTTAAAACCAAAAAAGATCCTCTTGCAAAGTTTCTTGGAGACGAGAAATGATGCACGAACAAGAAGAGTTTATTACACGTTCTGAAGTTCAGGAGATGATCGATGCTGCTATCAGAAGACACAACCGTAATGCTTCTATCATTAGTATGTGCGTCGGTTGGGTGGTTCTTGCTTTATTTGCTGAGGGACTTTTGAGATTAGTTGGAGTTATTCCACCTTTACTTCCATTTCTTAAGATCACTTTGAACTAATGGCAACAATTACAGAAGAAGATTTACAAAAATTAAACCAAAGAGTTCTTCAACAAAAAATGGATGAACTCTTTGAAGAACCATCTACTTACGAGGATGAAGAAGATGATTAAAACAGCAATATCAGCAGTTCTTCTTTTTTCCTCCATTGGTCTTTTTATACATTGGGGACTTACGCACGCATATCCAGAGGTTTTATGAAAGTAGGGTTAATCGGTTTAGGTAGAATGGGCGAAGGTATGTCTCGCCGTATGATGAAAGCAGGTATAGAGGTTTGGGGTTATCGAAGGAATTATGAAAAAGCAAACGAAGCATTTGAAAATGGATTTGTTAATGGAATTGTAACTAATATTGAAAGACTTGTTAAAGTAGTTAAACAGAATAATAAAGGAACAAAGCAACCTGGAATTTTTCAGATGGTTGTTCCTGCCGAAACCGTAGAGGAGACTATCAATGAGTTACTACGATATTGTAGTGAAGGAGATATTATTATTGATCATGGCAATAGCAATTTTAAAGACAGTCGGAAAAGAGCAGAACGCCTGGCAAAGTTGGGTATCCAATATATTGATTGCGGTACTAGCGGCGGTGTTTATGGTTTGGATCGTGGATACTGTCTTATGGTTGGTGGCGGAAATACTGCGGTCGCCACTTGTGCGAGGATTTTTGATGCCCTTGCCCCAGGGATCACCGCTGCCCCAAGGACTCAATTTGACTCGGACGTAACCTCTGCTGAGTTTGGTTGGTTGCATTGTGGTGGTCCAGGTGCTGGGCATTTTGTTAAAATGGTTCACAACGGCATAGAGTATGGTATTATGCAGGCATATGCCGAAGGATTTAACATATTGAAAAACGCCAATAATGGAGCACAGTATGTCAAAGAAGGAGATGCTGAGGTCGCTCCAATGGCAGATCCAGAAAGTTATTGTTATGACATTGACGTTGCTGAAGTTGCTGAGTTATGGCGTCGTGGTAGCGTGGTTGGCAGTTGGTTACTTGATCTTACTGCTGATGTGCTACGCAGGGATGGTAGCCTTAAACAGTTCTCTGGAGGCGTATCCGATAGCGGTGAGGGTCGTTGGACTGTTTCTGCCGCTGTGGACCTGGGGGTTCCCGCTCCTGTTATTACTACGGCACTATTTGAAAGATTTAATTCTCGCAATCTCGGATCATTCGGAGCAAAAATCCTGAACGGTATGCGTTACATGTTTGGTGGTCATCATGTTAGGTAAAGCACTTATTTTTGTTGCTATTCCATTTGTGTTATCTACACTCTATTTCGGAACAAGAGGCGGATACTATGACTCCAAAGACTATAAGGGAAATGGAACCGCACATTAGACATAGATATTGGTTTGCAATGTCTGCATTTTCTAGAATGCTTGGAGTGAAGACTGCTGCTAATGATATACATATTAAACAGTTCTGTATCGAGTGGTCACACTGGGATGTTCATGCCCCTTTACAAGGGCTTGACGAAGTAGATCAATACATGTATTATGAATTCAAGAACTGGAGGGGAAGATGATTTTCCACTTAGTTGAAACACTAGCAGCAAGTCCTTTCTTTCTTTTTCTATGTGGGTGTGGGTTGACAATTGTACCATTTGCTGGTATAATGTTCATACACAAAACAAAATAACGGGGTGTAAGTCAGCGGTAGACGGCTTGCTTTGGGAGCAAGAAGACAGAGGTTCGATCCCTCTCGCCCCGATCATAAACTTTACTTTATGAAAATGTATTCAGAACTTTCAGATCTCCAAAAATTTACAGTTGAAGAATTTCAAACAGATTTTGATAATCTAATAGAAAGAGTAGAAAATGGCGAATCATTTATCATTACTGATGGAGAAAGAAACGCAGTGATAGTTCCATACAACGAAACGATAAAGTTTGCAGTAGATTCCAAAGAATCTAAAGTGGATGAAGATGTAATACGAATACATACTGAGCACGAAGAAGGTTGTTGACGAAGCGTTCCAGATCCGCTACAATAGATCTGGTTCAAGCGAGTGAGACTTGGTAGTCAGAGGAGTCTTATAAACTCTTTCCGCCAGATTAGCGGCTTTGAGGTGGTTCGAATCCACCCACTCGTACCTTGCTCGTTTAGCAATCTGGTGAATGCACCGATCTCATAAATCGGCATAGGTGGGATCGTTCCCCACAACGAGCATAGGACAGAAACTCTACTGTCCACCTTGACTTCTCTAAGTCAAACCCTTATAATACTAAGGTCAACATTCAAAACAATGACTCTCACAGCAAAATTCAAGAAAGACGTTCAAACCCTTCGTGGTGCAGCAAATGGTGACTTTTACCTTGATGTAAAGAATCCGAAACTCTACAAAAAGGTTCGTCGTTTCTACGAAAATGAAGGCGTAGTGTTTTCTGGTGATCCTCTTGATGACTATGAAATGCTTATGGAATATGTTCTTGCAGATCTTGAATCCGTAGAAGTAGCATGACAAAAGTTCTTCTGGAGCGTGAAGGATATCGCTTCGTTGAAGCAGGTATTCTTGAAATAAACGGTAAACCAGATTACCGTATGCAAAAGCAAAACGAGTACACGAAACGCTGGAATGACATTTATCTTTTTGATAATGTTCTACAATGTTCTACTGCAATGGAGGATATTGAGTATGCGAAATGGTTAGATCCAGATCGTGTTCCTTGTTATGTAAAAGATGATGAGTAAATAGACACGGATGGTCTTAAACAGCACTGGTCGGGAGCAAAACCCCTTATGTCTAAATCTGATTTACTTCGGTGGATTGGAAACATTCTCCTTATAATTGGTTATCAAACTATGTTATGGGGAGAGTTTAAATATGGTTTGATGATAAAAGTTATTGGGGGATTACTCACAATTCCTTTTGCTATTAAACTTAAACTTTGGGATGTACTATTCTTATGTGCTTTCTTTGGTATTACCGAGATATCAAAGTTAACCCAACTTTTCTTAGTTTCTCAAAACTAAGTGGTGGAGTCAAAATGACCCCTATGAGTTTCTTGCTTCTCTCAAGAGCAAGTGGTGCGGATGGGGAATTCTTTCTCCGCCTGGTTTCTTGCCTCCAGTCAAAGGGCAAGTGGCGAGACTGAATTTATAAAGAGGAGTTGCATAAACTCCTCTTTTTTTGTATAATATATACTAAGAGTAAATTATTCATCTATGAGTGATTATAAGAAAACAGCACTTGTTCTTGGTGCTGGTGGTTTTATTGGAAGCCACATGGTAAAACGTTTACGTTCTGAAGGTTATTGGGTGCGTGGTGTGGATCTTAAACTTCCGGAGTATTCTGAAAGTGAAGCACATGAATTTGTTATTGGAGATCTGCGAGATTTGAAT